ATCGGTTCCCATTGTCGTGCTTGTCACGGCAACCTGGACCGCTTCACCTGAGATTGTCACCGCGCCGTTGAAGGCGTCGCGGAGCCAACTTCGGAAAGTATAAAGGTCGCGGTACTTCTGCTCCATTCGTGGGATCGGGAGAAGGTACGCCACGACGTTGACGCTCAGCACGACCGTGCGGTTGCCTGAGCCGACGCTGATCGAGTCGTCCGCTGGCAGCAGCACGATGGCTGGCACGACCGCGAGGGACTCTGGTGGCGTCGTATGGACAGCTCGAATGGCGTAGCCAAGTGGTGGCTCAACTGACTTGAGCCGCTCGGCCATCGCGTCAAGGATGTCTAGGTCGTTCATCTGACGAGTGCCGCAATCTCTTCCTCAGTCAGCCCAAGCGCAGCAAGTTTGGCGCGCGCGCTTACCTTCAATGGATCTTCTGCTGGCGGAGCAGGAGGCTCTGGTGCAACCCAGTTGCCGTCAACGCGCGTCCAGCCGATGCCAACGCCTTCAGGCGCAAGTTCAACGGTTGTGCCTTCTGGCGGCGTCCAGTCGGACACTCCGTCCCAGACAACCGCGTTCATAACCTGTTCGTCTTTGATCACAAGATAGGAGCTCATCCAATCACCCATACCCTAATGCGGCCATTGCCGCCTGCTCCACCTGCGCCAGATGTTCCGCCTGTGCGTGCTGCGCCACCGCCACCCCCGCCGCCACCAGGCTGAGCGCCATCGGCTCCAGCGCCACCATTTCCACTTGTTGATGCACCTCCGCCGCCACCGCCGTCACCGCTCCCTGCGGTTGGGGTACCGCCAGCACCGCCGCCAGCAGTCCCGCCAACAGGGCCGTTGCCATAGGTCAAAAGAGGCGTCCCAGGGCTGGCTTGAGTGATGTGCTGACCGTAAAGTCCATATCGTTTGCCTCCCTTTGTTCCAGCGAAAGCGACACTAGAACCGATGTAGCCGCCAGCGCCGCCACCGCCACCACCAAAATCATTGTCAAACCCAGAGCGAGCAGCATTGCTAAAACCTCGTCCAGCGTTTCCTGCATAAAGCAATGGCTCGCCCCAGTTTGTCACTGTATTGGCGCCAGTTGCTACTGTGCCAGCACCGCCATCTGTGGCAGTACCAGAGACTGAGTTGAAAATCCCAAGCCACGCAGGCGCACCAGATCGCTGAGTACTTCCAGAAAGATGACCGAGCGAGAGAGATCCGAATGAAGTTGCTCCTGGGAAACTCCCATTGACCCCACTGCTTGCAGTTGTCGCAGTTCCGCCAGCGCCGCCAGCCGCAATCGTGGCAGTCACCGTCCCGCCAGCCGTACCGAAGGCTGACGCAAGATATGTCCAAATTCCGTAAGACCCGCCTGCGCCTCCGTCTCCACCTGAAGCATCCGTTGGAGCACTTAGGACTGCACCACTTTTCCCACCAACTCCAGCGTTGACGATTTCAACAACGATAATCGCGCTTGACGATGCGTTTGCAGGAATGACGAATGATCCAGACGAGGTGAACTCCTCATACTTGAGGATGCCGCCGCTTGCAGCAGCCGCAGCCCATACGGGAACGCCAGCCGTTCCAACGGAAAGAACTTGATTTGCAGTACCAATTGCAAGGCGAGTCGGTGTAGCCGAGCCTGATGCGTAAATGATGTCGCCAGCCGCCGTCACCGTATTCTTTGGAATCGCCGTTCCAGCCAAGTCATAGGCTGACTTGACGCTGTTCGGCGTGGCTGCGGTCGTCGTACTTGTGCTGCTCGTGGAGTCCGTCAGTTGGACGATGCCAGCGGTCGTGGTCGAGCCAGCAGGCGGAACCGTGGCAGCAGCCTCCAGTTCAACAAACTGCGTTCCGTTCCAGACCTTTGGGATGTTTGCCATTTAGCCTCCTACGATTGCGCTGATTTCTTCGTCAGTAAGACCAAGAGCAGCCATCTTAGCGCGTGCGGATTCCTTTGCCGCAATGCGTGCGTTTTCAGCCGCGTCCTGTTCGGCTTGAGCAGCAGCAGAGGCCGCCTGGTCAATAGCCTCTTGCGCCAACTCATCAGCCGTAGCCTCGCGGTTGATGATCTCGCCTGTTGCGACGTTTACTTCATAACGCATTAGGACACCCCATAGAGATAGAACTTGCCAGTGATTGTTTGCGTTGAAGACCTTACAAAATCAAGGCTCGTGACGGCAGCCGTACCAAGATAAACACCAGTCCACTCTGCAACTGCATCGCTAGGATCGTTTATTGACACCATTCTAAAAAACTTGTTCTGGTTTTCGGTATAAAGAAAAATGTCAAGCGTCCCTTTGGATTGACTGTTATACACGGTGCCGCTTGTCGTAGTCGCCCCGATAGGAGCATTTTGATTGCTGGTTCCAATCATTGTTGCAGTTGAGTCTGATGTGGTTGCCGCTCTCTGTCGCGCAAAGTATCGACCAGAGGTCGAGTCGTTATTGAATCGGATCCCCCACCACGGACTGGTCACGCTTTGAAAAACGTCAAACCAGACTAACTGCAGGTGTTTATAGGTTGTTGGAATGCTGGTAAACGCAAGGCTAGTCGCTGCGCTTGGCGTAGCCGTTGCAATCAGCGTCATTCCTCCGCCAGCCGCAGGCGTCGTCCACGCAGGCACTCCGCCTGAGACGCTCAGTACCTGCGAAGCCGTACCGATCCCAAGTCGCGCAGGCGTTGCGCTGCCGCTCGCATAGATGATGTCGCCAGTGGTCGTCAGCGTCGCCTTTGCAATGTCTGGACTTGTCGCCCACGCAGGCACGCCACCAGAGACGACAAGTTGCTGCGCCGCTGTACCGATGGCAAGTGTCGCTGCCGTACCAGCTCCTGCGCCATAGATCATCGCGCCAGTGCCAGTTAGTGCGGCGAGCGGGACGGCGTTGATTGCCGTTGCCGTTCCAGCCGTATCTACCCAGACGTCGCCAGTGCTTGGCGTGACTGGAGCAGCCGTGCCGACGCTGACCTTCGCCTTTGTCGCGGCAAAGTCATAAGAAGTCTTGACGCTGTTCGGCACTGCGGCCGTGGTCGTAGAGGTCGAGGCTACGGAGTCAGTAAGCGTGGTGACGCCGAACACGCCGCCAGTGGCGGCAGTGCCAGCCGTGAAGTCAATCCATTGCGTGTTGTAGTCAGTGGCGTTGATCTTGGAGAGGACCTGCCCTGCAGTCCCGCCGACCGGCACGCCAGTTCCTGCAGGTCCTGTCGCACCTGTCGCGCCTGTCGCGCCTGTTGAGCCAGCGACGCCTTGCGGGATTGAGAAGTCAAAGATTGCTGCGCCAGACGATCCAACGTTCGTGACCGTTGCGTTGGAGCCAGCGGTGCCAGTGATGACCGTGCCGACCGCGATCGTCGCAGCGGCTCCTGTCGCGCCCGTCGCGCCAGTCGCGCCCGTAGCGCCAGTTGCGCCTGGCACGAGAACAAAGTCAAAGACGGCCGCAGACGATGAGCCAGAGTTCGTGACGGCTGGCGCAGTTCCTGAGGTGACGGTTCCCACCGCGATTGTGGCTGCGGAACCAGCCGCGCCAGTGGCACCCGTGGCGCCTGTCGCGCCAGCAGGACCCGTGTCGCCAGTGTCTCCCTTGACCAGCACGAAGTCAAAGACTGCAGCCGATGACGAGCCAGAGTTGGTGACGGCAACCGCTGTCCCTTGCGTGACGCTGCCCACAGCAATGGTCGCAGCGGAGCCTGCGGCTCCCGTTGCTCCCGTCGCGCCGGTGGCGCCCGTAGCGCCAGTTGCGCCTGGATCGCCCTGATCTCCCTTGTCTCCCTTTGCAAGAACGAAGTCAAAAATTGCCGCTGAGCTTGAACCGCTGTTCGTCACCGCGACTGCAGTTCCTTGCGTGACCGCGCCAACGGTGATTGTCGCGGCAGAGCCTGCAGCTCCAGTCGCGCCCGCTGGACCTGTCGCGCCAGGTACTAGCGTGAAGTCAAAGACGGCGGCGGAACTAGACCCAGTGTTTGTGACGGCGGCTGCGGTGCCAGATGTGACGCTGCCAACCGCGATCGTTGCGGCTGATCCTGCGGCGCCAGTCGCGCCTGCGGGACCTGTATCGCCGGTGTCGCCCTTGACGAGCGTAAAGTCAAAGACGGCAGCAGACGACGAGCCGCTGTTGGTGATTGCGAACGCGGTGCCTTGTGCAACGCTGCCGACAGCAATGGTGGCAGCAGAACCAGCAGGACCTGCGGTACCCGCTGGGCCAGTTGCGCCTGCAGGACCTGTCGGACCCTGCGCGCCTGCGGGTCCAGGTGCCTGAACGACAATCTCTGTGCGCGTGTCGTTGATCGAGATAATCTGCTGCGTCAGGTCAACTTCTACGGTCATCGCGTCACCTCAGGTGAAACTGTTGCTGCTCCTTGCAAGAGGCGTGTCACCACGCCGCCTGCGCTCACGAGTTCAAGGTCATAGACGCCGCTGAACGGCGCGGTCAGTGCAGCCGTGGTCGTCGCCGAGATAAGGATTGCAACCGTGCCAGCCGCTCCGCCGAGCGTGATGCCAGCGGCATTCGTCAGGCTCACGATGCTCGTGGCGGACGAGTAGGTCTCGCGCACCTGCATCCGCGCCGTGTAGCCAGTCAGGTTGATCGCAGTCCCAGCCGAGTCCTTCCACGTGATCGTCAGCTCGAAGGTTGCGCCCTGGTTGATGGTGATATTGAAGGTATTGCCAAGTGCCATTAGCGAGCCAACCCTTCGCGCTTGCGGTATGCCTCAAGCAAGACTTGAGATTCAGGGTGCAGTGCGCGTGTCTGGCGGATGATGCCGCCGAGGTCTTGCGAGCCGATCACGCCGAACGGCGAGGTGCGGCTTGACCACACTGCACCGGCTTGAATGATTGCTGCTTGCTTTACGGCGCTTGGCACGGACGGCCATCCGAAGACGCCGACCACCTTGACGCCGCGATAGACGTCGCGTGGGAAGTTGCGCGGCCAGTTGACCGACACGTCAATCTCGTTGTACGGGAACCCATCAAGCGCGGCATTGCCA